AGACCATTTTGGGCAAGTCAACAAAATGGTTCAGCTAGGCACAGTATTGAAGGGGACTACTCGATGCCAGCCGCTGTAAGGCGGGCTTCCAAGGTTTCGATCTTGGCGATGGCTTCCTGTAATGCAGCCGTCAGCAGGGGCACCAGCTTGGACTGGTCGATGCCTTGGTAGACGGGGTTACCGTCCTCATCAACTTCATCCTTAGTACCGGTAACGCACTCAGGGACGACTGCCTGTGCTTCGTGAGCAATAAAGCCGTCAACAGTGCGGTCGGGATCCGCGATGAAGTTGAAGCGGCTGGGTTTCAGTTGTTGCAGGCGGGTGATGCCATCAGTAACGGCGGTAACGTTCTCTTTGAGGCGGTAATCAGAGGTTGTGTTGTAGGCAACAGCGGTTGTACCATTTTGGGTAATATTCCCTATAGCAGAGCCATTATAATTAAAAAACAAATAACTCTCGCCGGATGCCGTGCCAGTTATGTGGTCAATACTTTGCAAGCAATTTCCATTATTAGGATTTATTTGAATACCAGCATTGCCAGAGAAAGTAGACGTACCAACTAACAGTCTCCCGCTGGAGTCGATGCGGACTTTTTCGGTGGCACTGGTCTGAAATAGTAATGCGTCATCCCCGTGAGAGTACGAAACAGCTCCTCGTGCAACTTCATTCCCTGTTGTACCATCTGCAAAATAAAGCGAACCTGTGTCTGCGGCGCCCGTAGCAATAGTTATGCCAGGGCCATTAGTTCCTGTTCCGTAAACAACAAGCTTGTTACCATACGTACTGTAACTGCCAGGGTTCGTAGTGCCAATCCCTACGTTGCCTGAGTTTTTAACAGTTAAATGCTCTGTATTATTCGTGAAGATTCCAAAATCATTAATACTTGCGCCACCTTGCTGAATTCTTGGTCCCCAGCCAGTAACGGCAGGAAACTGTAGGCTTGTTGCAGAAGCGGTTGTACCTACAGAAACAGCACCAGTTAATATTGCGCTGCCAACAACGTGAAGTGCTGCGTCAGGCAAACTAGTCCCTATGCCTAATCGCCCACTGGAGTCAATAACAAAACTATTAGCTGGTGTTGAAGGATTGACACTAAACCCAGGACTTGTGCCAGCAGTACCAGCACCTTTGATTTCAAACGTACCATCGGCACGGATGCGGGCGCGTTCTGCACTATTGGTCAGTAGCTTCAACGGTATTGCTGCACCAGCGGTGTCAATTAGCATTTCGCCAGAAGCGAACGTACCAATTAATCCCTGACGTACTCCGTTAAAATAAAAATCCGCAATGCTACCAGCCGATCCGTTTATCGATCCTGTTGTAATTCCAGTCCCATAGCTGGTAGGCGAACCAGTTCCTATCCCAACATTTCCATTTTCAGCAATATAAATTTTTTGAACTCCATTAGTTGCTACCGCTAATTGATCTGCACCTGGTGAGTAGATACCGGTATTTGGGTCGCTTACAAAACTTATGCTTGGGAGAAGTGCAGTGCCTAAGGCAAAGACCCCCGATGTCATAGTAGTTGTGGCGCCCGTAAGGGAAGTAAAGGTACCTGTAGTTGCAATAACAGTTACACCAGAAATCTGTGTAGTGAATACACCTGATGCAAAGTTTGCAGTCGTACCAGTAGTTGTGGTTCCTGTTAGAGAAGTAAAGTTACCAGTTGTAAAGCTAGCCGTGGTGCCGTTGGTTGTGGTACCCGTAAGAGAAGTAAAAGTGCCCGTTGTAGCTGAGACTGTAGGGCCAGTTATCAGTAGACCAGAAACCTGTGTAGTGAATACACCTGATGCAAAATTAGCAGTTGTACCCGTTACAGTTACACCAGAAACAGTTGTACCACCTTGGATGATATTGCCTGATATGGTACCTGTGGCAGTAATATTTCCTGTGAAGGTTGGATTTTGTACTAAGCCAGAGACAGGAACACTTTTATCTACACCACCGTCAGTAAAGGTGATTGTATCAACTTTTAAAATTCCGTAGGCCATTTAGAATTACCTTTTGTTTTTCAATTGTAACTCTGGGAAATTCAAGCGAATATAATCAAGTCCGAGCTTTTCAATTGCAATCTGATCCGCTTTTATGGCAGCCTCCACAGGATCAGCGTAATACCCAAAATATTCACGTTTGCCGTTAATTGTTATTATAATCCTCCAGGGGTTTTTAAGGGCTTTGTTGGTGTGTACAACCCACCTAAAACCTGATGTGTTTACTTTCCTGCTTCGGTTGTATTGATTTTGACTTAGAGTAACAATTCTTAAAGCACCTCGATTATCTTTTGATTGTCCGTCCACATGATCGACATACTCTTCCGGAAGAACTAACCGATTATTTAACAATGACAAACGTATGCGGTGACACTGATAAAATTTTTGTTTGTACTTAACCCGCCAATACTGTGGCCCTTGATTTGGTATGCCTCCAGCTGGCGTACCTGCTTTTCTGCCCCCTTGTCGAGAAGGATTAACTTTCCAAATTAAACCAGAAGCGCATTCGTTAGATATTTCAAATATCTCTTGTAGTTCAGAAAGAGGGGGAAGAGTCTTTGGCAGATTCATGCACAGCAGGCGTCTCTATACAGTATACACTCAGTAGATAACTACGGTAGGATCACCAAGGGGCCTTGAATAACAAATCCTGCAGTACCACCAGATACTACACCAGAACAAATCAAAGCCGGAGAAGCACCTGATGTAGTGGTTACATGAAGAGTACTACCAGTCATGGTTGTAAATAATCCAGTATTACCAGTTATTGTGGCACCAGAAACCCGTGTAGTGAATACACCTGATGCAAAGTTTGCAGTTGTACCAGTAGTCGTGGTTCCTGTTAAGGAAGTGAAGGTGCCAGTTGTAAAACTAGCTGTCGTACCAGTGGTTGTAGTTCCTGTTAGAGATACAAAAGTACCTGTTGTAGCTGAGACTGTAGGGCCAGTTATCAGTAGACCAGAAACCTGTGTGGTGAATACACCTGATGCAAAATTTGCAGTCGTACCAGTGGTGGTAGTTCCTGTTAGAGATACAAAAGCACCTGTTGTAGCTGCAACCGTAGTTCCGGTTATGGTTACCCCAGAGACAGATGTAGTTCCGACAATAGTCCCACCTGTAATACTGGTTGCTTTAACCGTTGTTCCAGTTATGGTTGTACCGCTAAGTGTTCCGGTGACAAAAACTTCTTGAGAAAAGAAGCCTGTACCTAAAGTGCTAAAATTACCTGAAACTACAGTGTTAGTAAAGGCTAGGTTAGTAGCTGCAAGAGTTTGAAATACTCCAGTAGAAAAAGACGCGGTTGTTCCTGTAATTGTTGTCCCACTGACATGAGTGAAGACACCTGAAGTTCCTTGGATATTGTTGCCTGTTATTGTTGCTCCTGAAATACTTGTTGTAAAAGTTGCTGCAATTCCTGTTAAGTTTGTAAATAAACCTGTGTTTCCTGTAATCGTAGCTCCTGAAACACTTGTAGTAAATGTGCCTGTTGCTCCTGTTAACGAAGTAAAGTTACCTGTTGTAGCTGTAATGGTAACCCCTGAAACGAGCGTTGTAAAAGTACCGGTAACACTATTAAGTATAGGAAATAAACCAGAGGCTCCTGTAATTGTTGTACCTGAGAGGTAACTACTAAATACACCTGACACTCCTGATACCGTAGTTGCGGCAACCGTTGTTCCAGTTATGGTGGCTCCAGATATACGATCCGTGAATACGCCAGATACGCCGGTAATATTTGCATATTGTCCTGTGTCACCTGTAATTAAAAGTCCAGAAAGTACTTGAGTAAAGACACCGGAAATACCACTGACGTTACCAAAAGCACCCGTGTTACCTGTGACAGTTGCACCTGAAACTCTGGTTGTAAACGTACCAGAGACGCCAGTGGTATTAGAAAGTAATGCCGTATTACCTGTAATTGTGGCGCCTGATAACTGTGTTGTGAACACACCAGAAACACCAGTGACTGTGCTAAATTGTGCTGTTGTTCCTGTTACTGTAGTTCCAGATAAAGTTCCTGTGACTTGAACACCGGAAGCAAACTCTGCAATACCGGTGACTGTCAGTCCACTTGTAACAGATAGATTACCACTTACAAAAAGAACAGGTGTAGCTAAAGACTGAAAGGTTCCCGTGGTTGCTAGTACATTTGTACCCGTAATTGTTGTTCCGCTTAAATTGGTAAACACACCAGAAGGTGATGAGATCTGACCACCTGTTATTGTGTTTCCAGATAAGGTTTGAAATTGACCGCTCGTAAATAAACCAGAGGTACCTGTTGCTGTAGTTGTCGTTACGGTTACTGCGTTTACATTGGTACCTTGTATATAAGTACCAGTAACCGTTGTGCCACTTATGGTGCCAGTTACTGTTGCATTATTCTGTACAACAATGCCACTAAACGTTGCTAGATTTGAAGTACTTAAGGTAGTAAAACTACTAGCGCCACTGACCGAAAGTGTGCCTGTAATGGTGACGTTACCACTAAAGGTTGCGCCACTCCCTGGAGCGTAGTATGCGTTTAAGTAATCTTTAAACTGTGTAAATGTAATTTTTTTATTACGAAGCGTCGGGTCTACTTCAAAGACGTGGACAAGCGTAAGCAGATCCGCTTCGTTGATTTCATTTCCAGCAATTACTGGAAATTCACTTATCCTACGGTTTGCCACCTACTTCTCAATATATGTGCGTACTTTAATTATAAAGCGTTTTCCTTACTTTACTCTGATTTCTATACGAGGTAAAACATTTGTGCCATAGTTCCAAATCTGTTGTATTCCTGTTACAATTCCACAAGCTACAGCAAATAACAAAAGTAATTCTGCAACAGTCCAGTTGCGACGCACATAAACAACCCTTGGGCCTTGTTGTGTTTGCACTGTTTGTTGTTGAATTCCTTGTTGAATTCCCTGTTGTATTGCCATCTCCATGGCACGAGCTTTCATTTCTGCAAGTTGTGCAGGGGAGATTGACCCCTCTGGTATCTGTGGGATTGGAGGTTGGCTAGGCGGAATCTGGTCTTCCATAATGGTTGTTTTATCTTTAAAAACGTTAGCATGTTCTCGATCTATTTGTCGTTATGTACACCGGAATTCCTAAAGGACTACAGGATATTGTTGCTGAACTCAAAGGCATCAAGCATATACTGGCCTCAATGTGGCACAGTCGCTACCAAGAGGGCGAAACGGATCAGTTAAATCCAGAAGCCTATACTGACGAGTACATTTCTACTGAAGAGTGTGGTAGGCGTTTAGGTATATCAGACCAGACGGTAAGAAATTGGATTTCTATCGGTAAGAATAACCCAAGTAAGGGCTGGGTAGAGGGCCTTCATTACGTCAACGCATCTCCTAATCCTGGTAAAAAAGCACTTCTTCGTATTCCCTGGAACACTTTAGTTCGTTCTTTTGCTAAAAACAAGAAAATAGATCAGGCAGATTTACGTGACAATCTTCCTTCCATGTATTGCACAACCACAGCTGAAAAGGTTATGGAAAATGGCACACCGCTTTAAAAATGTAGATATTGCAACGGTCACTCTTGACAATGTCAATGAGGTGCTTCCAGAATCCCTTTTCTTACAGTTGGAATTTTTTCTTCCGCCTGAAGGTTCTTTTGATGATGGTTGCTTACAAAGATACCTGACAATCTTAAAACAATATGAAGAAGAGGATGAGAATTCTCACATGACGTTAGCGAATCGTTTACGTCTTGCGTTCCAGGAACCTACGCCAGCTACGATATGCGGTAAATTCCCACAAGCAGAACTTCCCTTGAAAAGGCGGTTGCGTTGTGTAGCGGAGTATCTGATTCGTTCCGGTGAATTAGATAAGGTTAAAGATGAAAACGGAAAGCTTGTAAAGAAGCGTGGCATCTTAGGTAAGATGGTAGTGCTGTACAGACCTACTGGTAAGCTGCTAGAGTCTTTAGTACGTCAAGGGTTAATAGAAAAATGAACCGCAGAGAAAACTTAATTGCTTCTGTTATCGGTCCAGAGTTGGACGAAACAAAAGCTAAGATGCTCGACGCAACACTTAAGTTGATTCTTGGTGATATGGGAGAACAGTACTGTAAACACTGGGAGCTTTCTGGTCCAGGTGTAATGGTATTTCAACCAGAACATAAAGATCGCACAATGTTCTATTGGTTACTTTCTGAAATACATAAGGCACAAGAGAAATCTGAAAGAGAAAACAACGGAGATCTAGCAGAAACATTTAGACGCATTCTTGAGTCTGCACAGAAAATCAATCCAATAGAGAATGCTGGTTATGTAATCAATGACAATGAGGGCATTCGCTATTTCCAAATAGACTATAACAAAACAACCGAGTCTTAATGGGAATACAGAATATACATAGTCACACCGAAGACCGGGAATTCATTACTAACCAAGATCTTGTTACCGCAGCACATGGTTTGCTTGGAGGTATTGACCTTGATCCAGCAAGTTCTGAGTTTGCAAACACCCATGTATGTGCAGATGAAATCTACACACCATCCGATGATGGTTTAAATTGCCAACCTTGGTACGGCAAGGTGTATCTTTTTCCTCCAGCGGGGGCATACTTTTGGGATAAAAAACGTCAACGTTGGAAGATGACTAGAGCATCTTCTCCATCCTTAATGTCATCTCATGCTGTTTGGTTTAATCGCCTTTATAAGGAGTGGTTGGCAGGAGAAGTTACAGAAGGTTTGTTCTTCACCAATGTCCCAGATATGATTAGGTATGACCCAAGGATCTTTAAGTTCCCTTTGTGTATCTTAAAGACACCGCCAACACTTTTAAAAAGAACTAGTGAGGGCCTCACTAAACACAAGACGTGTACTTCGTTGATCGTTTACATGCCGCCAAAGAATGACACAGCAGACTTTATAGAAAAATTCATTAGTATTTATGAAGAGAAGGGGCACATCCTGAGTTGATCCTGTAAGCTAGTCCAGGACCTACCAACGAGTATGAGCATTTTAGCTGACTGGGAAATCAAAAGACTTGCGGAAGAAGAACAGATGATCGAACCTTTTGCTGACCATCTTGTCAGCAAAGAACATAAACGCAAAATTCTCAGCTATGGCCTTGGTTCCTATGGTTATGATATTCGGTTATCACCTGAACAGTGTTTGATTTTTGGTAATGTTCAATCAGGTGATTGTGATCCAAAAAACTTTGATCCTGAAATCCTTAGGCCCACTGAATTACTTAAAGATAAACGCGGTGAATATTTCTTATTGCCACCCTACGGTTATTGCTTAGGTGTAGCTATGGAGCGATTAAAATTACCTCGCGATATTACCGTTGTAGCTGTCGGTAAATCAACATATGCACGTTCAGGAATAATGGTAAACATAACTCCTGCAGAAGCGATGTGGGAAGGTTATTTAACATTGGAGATTAATAATTGCACTCCTTTATTTAATCGTATTTATGCTAATGAAGGTATTACGCAATTACTTTTTTATCGTGGTAATCCGTGCGAAGTAAGTTATCAAGACAGGAAAGGTAAGTACCAAGATCAGCCGCCAGAGGTTGTGTTTTCTCATGTTTAATAACTATAGGATCTACCTGAGAAGGACTTAGGTTTGTCAGCGTAGTTACTGCCACCACCACCATAACCATCTCCCATACTCGGCAGCTCAACTCCTTCAATCGAAGCAGCACCTCTAGGAGTTCTTCCACGAATTGCTGGTTCCGCAATGGCAGTACGTTTTTTGTATTCACCAGCAGTCTTTGCTGCTTGCATGAATTTTGAAAGGCGTTCTTGTGCGTCTTGATGGGAGTTATCAACTGGTTTATAACCTGTTCTTCCTGGGGTATATGCAAAGTCTCGCGCAACGTCTGAAAATATATCTCGCTCTTCTGGATCTAAACGACGTAGATCAACATCCCTAGATTGTTCTGGTCGTAAGTCGGTTACTTCAACACCTGAGGATCCAGTGTCCTTTAGTGGATCGTAAGTGGGATCATAAAAACTTGCCATAGTAATATTGTAAGAGGAGATAATCAAGCTTTTCAAATATTATGCATAACAATGCAGCTGGTTTTTTAGACGGCTTTATGGATGAGGTGATGTGTCGTTGTATTGGCGAAGATGATTTTGGTCAACCACTAGCCAATCAGAATAACGATGTTCCCTTACAAGACATGTATAACCGTGGCTTGGTAGCACCAATGCAAGGTCTTGAACGTAATCCTTTACACATTGAAGGAATGAAGCGGCCTGGTGTATCGGGACTCATTCCTTCCATGGAAGAAGGTGTAGCAATGGGTGCATCACCTAAGCCACATGCCTTGGTACTAGAGCTACCTGAGGCTGATGATGAAATAAAAATACAATCTGCTAAACGTCGTGGCTTAATGCGTTAAGCTGGCATTTGAATTACCCTCTGGTTTGTGAATTCAGATCTTGTTGACCATCCTTCGCACTACACGGCGAGTGATAGGGTTGAGTGCATCGAAGCACTAGAGGCACAACTAAATACAGACGAATATCGTGGCTACTTACGTGGCTGCTGTATCAAATATCTTTGGCGCTGTATGCTCAAAGGTAAACCTTTAGAAGATCTTAAGAAATGTCAATGGTACCTTAGTAGGTTGATTGACACCTTTCAGAACGGCTGAAGCAAGTAATCGTCTTCATCATCGTCGTCATCGTCATCAGCTACACAAGCTGCTGCGAGCTCTGCCAGGTCAACATCAGTTGGTTGGCCCCAGGTAATCTCGATATTTTCGCCTGCCATAATATCTTTGACTGCTGTCCACTCCATCATCCGAGTGTAGTAAAGGTTTAAAAGAGCAGCCTGAAGCTCATCCCAAGTCATTTCTGCGCTTTGGAGTTCAGCTTTCTTCATTGCAAACTGAAGCTCCAAAGGGAGGTCAAACTCCCGATGCTCACACGGTTCGACTGAGTGCTCCATTTTCTCTGCGTGTCTTATGTAATTCTATTCTAAGGGTAAGAGTCAAACACACTGCTTAAGACACTGTCCGTAGCACCAAGCCATGGGTCATCTGATACCCTAAATCTGTTTGCAAACTCCGATAAAACGTACGGATTAAGTTGTTCTTCCAGATGGCGAATGGCTTCTACTTGATGGGGTGCAGCACTGTAGACTCTAAATGCTGTTAACAAGATGTCTGGAGACGAACGGAAGGGTGTGTTGAGCTGTAGTAGGAATAGATCAACTTCTTCTCTCCTGCGGTCCAGGAGGCCACCAATGACCTTGTAGTCGGCATCGAAGATCCAGTGACCAATGTCTTCAATAGCACCATGGAAATCATCAGCCTCTAAGCAGTCAATGATTCCGCTGTACAGAAAAGAATCCCAGCCAACCGAATGAATAAAGGAGACTAACGCCTGGCGCATACAACTGTCTAGATTTAGGTTTAACTTGTCTAGACGTCCTTCAATAATCCCAAGTTCGTGAAATAAATATTCTAATGCTTTTTCTTGACTGCAATACTGACCTTTTTTGACGGGAGCACCGTCTGGATAAAATTGAGTTCCATACCCGATAGTGTATGGTTCTTTGCCAGTGTGTTGATCGGGATATGCTTTTTCACTAAAGCCCTCATATTTACGGATCAAATTAACAGCACAAGATAGATCCGACATAAAAACAATAATTATTACTTCTAATATACACAGAAATTTTTTATTTTGACTTTATGTTTTTGTTTTATGCTAGCTACCATTTAACGCGGTGACTCCAATATCTAGCACTCATCTTGTCAGGATTAGGATCTTGCGCATTATGTCTAGCATAATAAGATTTCTTTCGTGCTTTATCCTTTTCTGTTGTTGGGTTTTTACCAGCGCCTTCTACGCCTTGTTGACCAAAGCGGATAATACGTTCTTCTCCTTTATCACAAGCTTTAACTACATGACTTTTGGTTGGATGACCAGGAGTCTTACGTGGCTTATTACAAGCCATTTTATCTTTCGCTAGTTTGGCTGCACTTGCCGCCTTTTGATGTTTTTCAGTCATGTTAGTTATTTAAAGTTCTTGGTAAACTCACCTAAAATATCAGATCCAGACTTTGATTTGTAATCATAGTCTTCATCTTCTTCATCATCTTCTAATCCTAATCGAAAAAATTGTGAAGGAGGTTTTATTTTATCGTCATCTTTCTTATTGTCTTCTTCCTCTTCTGGGAACATACCTTGAATTGTATTAAAGTTTTCAAAAGGATCGTCACTTAATGTTAGTCCGGTTTGTTCAAAGCTTGCTCCTGTTAAAGCTTTGGTTAAGTATTCTTGTTCAGAGCGGTCAGTGTCAGGGAAAAACTTTTCGTAAAACTCATCTTCTGTTCCTTTGTATCCAGCTTTTTGAAATGTAGTATATAGTGCAGTATCTGATTTAATATCATCTGTTTTGTAGTCTTCTGGACGTTCAATGTAAGTTATGCCAAGCTCTTCTTGTGTTGGACGTTTGCGTTTTTCGTTTAAGTATTTAATATTTTCTCGTATTGTCTGAGCGGAGCCTGTACGTAATGCTTCTTTAATCTCTTCTTTAAGTTCGTCTATTGTTCCTTTGAAGTCTTCTAGTCCATTTGCTTTAAGTACTTTGTTCCAGGCTTCTTTATTTGTTGGGTCCACGCCTTCGAGTACGTCATCGGCAAATTCTTCTGGTGTAGTAAAGATACCAAAAACAGATCCTAAATCTTTAGCTTCTTTACTTAAGGCGGGAAGAATATTTTTATAGATTTCATCTTGGATTTTACTAGCATTAACAATATCATCAGCACCATCATACCCTCGCCCTTGTCCTTTTACTTGGAAATGTATACGAGCAAAAGCATCTTTATCATTAACGTCAATACCATAACGATAAGCTTGTTGAGCCCAATACTCATCTCCTTTTTTAGCAGCTTCCCAGTCTTGTGTTACTGTGTCCATTTGCTTTTTATAAGCTTCTTCTCTGGCTTTATCTCCAGTGGGATTAAAATAAAATTCAGAATCAAAATTACGTGCTGCTGTGTTTTGAATTTTATCTAAGTAGTCTTTTGTTCTTCTATCGGCAACAACTTTTACAGCATTAACAATATCCTGTGTTTGAAAGGGGTTTTGTTCTTCTTGTCTAACATCAATGTATTCACGAAATTCATCCATTGAACGAGAAGTGTTAAACCTTGGAGTTAAGTAATTATCAACAAATTTTTTAGCAAAGGCACCATCAATTTTTAATTGTTCCTCACTATCTTCTGTTTTATAACCTAATTCAATATCTTTTTGATAACGTTCTTTAAGTGTTGTATCAAACCATTTCTGCCAGTTGTAAACTACGTTATTTCGTACACCTGTAATGTTCTCTAGTTTTTTTTCTAAATCTTCTTCTGTTTCTGTTGTACTTCCCATCTGGGACAATATACCGCCAACACCACTATCTCCTAATATTGAATCACTTAACTGTTTATTAATATCTATAATTTCACTAAATCCACCAAGTCCTTTATATAAACCAAGCATTTGCTCTTTTCCCTTAGCCTTCTTCATTTCAGCAATTGTCTCTTTTAAAACATCTTGAGCCAAAGCACCGAACTTCTTTGTTTCTACTAATGCTTCTGCTCCAACGGCTTGATTAAATGCATCTTCTAATTCAGTGATGCCGCTTTTGGTACCTACTACACCCTTAAGTATTTCTTTATCTTCTGGTCGTTCTGAAAGACGGAATAACGTTAAAAACTCATCTTGTTTATCAATGTCAAGATATTTTTCTTTGGCTTGTTTTGACCAATAGGGATCACCTTTTTTTGCCTTGTCCCACTCAGCTGCTATTGCACTTCCTTCCCCCATCAAACGAGAAGCTTGTGTATCTGTATTTAACCCTAACTGCTGATCACGAATAGCTTGAATCTCAGCGTCTGTTTTTTTAGCTTCCGTATATTTCTTAGTTTCTTCTGCTACTTCAACTGCATTAGCACGACGTTTTTCATTTTTACCATAATTAGTGTAATGGTTAGCATAAAAACCAGTCTCCCCATAACGTTCAATAACATCTACGTCATCGTTTTTTACATAACTATCCCATGCATTTTTTACGTCTGTATACTTTTCTTTGTAATACTTTGGATCAAAATCACCATAAGGTGGTTTTGAACTAAGAGCTGGATCCCATTTATTTTTAGCTATATGTTTTTCAATGTAAGCTCCTCTAAAAGCATCTTCTATTTCTTTTTTTACTGTATCATTTAAATCTGGTATTTTTTTAAGTAGTTCTCTTTGTGTAATATATTCTCCTGGTTGAGATGTGTTTAAAGTAGCTACCGTTTTATCGTAAGCTGTATTTATAGGTACATTTGCTTTATGTTCATCTATTTCTTTATTAGCATCTCTTGCTCGCAAGTTGGCTAATGCACCTTCTCTATTTGCTTTTTTATTAGCTTCAGCTACTTTATTGTAATTTTCCATTGCTCCATCTTTGGTTGCTCCTGCATTGTGCACAATATTTCCATTTGAATCTTTAATTACCTGCCCTGTTACTAATTTTCCATTTACCCAATCTGTATACGTATCCCAATAAAAACTTTCCGGTCTACCAGTGTCATTTAACTCACTGTGCTTGCTTTCGTTTGCACGTGAGTCTGGTAGCTTATTTACAACTAAACCTTTATCTGGGCTGTAATAAATACTCATATCAAACAGCGTAACTTAAAGTGGTAGGACAAGAGGTAAAAAAGTCGATAGCTTCTTGATTCATCCAAGACTGTATCATATCCATCTTAGCTTGAGTGAAAAATTCTTGTTGTTGATACCATTCTTCCATCTTATCGCTGCCTTTGTGATTATTGCAACGTTGGCACGCAGGAAGCAGGTTGTTACGGTTGTTAGAACCAGAACGAAACCTTGGTATTATGTGATCTAAAGACGTAGCTTCCCTGCCGCAATAACCACATTTGTGGTCCCAGGATTCGTAGATAGATTGTCGATAACGTCGCTTAGCTAATTTAGGAGTTAATTCAAGGAGAAGGGAAAGGGGATCCTGCTCACAATTGAACATACTCAATTTGCTGTTATCTTATTTTAATTTCTCTAAACGCGGGGGAAGGAGTATAGATACAGAAGCTTTCTTGAAGACAGCAACAAGTATTCAAGGTGTATACGCTATACCGTCTTTGTCATACATAGTAAAGTTAGCAATAAGAATACGGTCTGTCGTAATGTTAAATAGTTTTTGTAACATTGGGTATATCATTGGTGACTGGGAATTGTAAGGGGGTACGTCCATCATTGCCAGTGATCTTCTGGTTGCATAGTATGATCTTGCTGCTTGTTGTTCTTTTTCTGTTTTAGCAACTAACTTTTGTTCCCAGTTGACCATGCTTTCTGGTCCTACTGGAAAATCAGATGGTTCAGGGGGGAACACACGATCTTTAAATCTAAGTGCATAGATATGTTTGCAATAACGTAACTCATCCAGAAGAGGTGTCCAATTATCTGTGATAGATGTAATCACATCTTGTGAAATAGAATTTGCATCTGTACTTGTGATACTTGCAGTGTAATCTTTATAGCCAGGTAAACCTTCCGCAGAGGAGCCTGGGAGAGCTACGTCCGGTGTACTACGAGTATACAAGAAACCAAACTCACGATAGACTCCAGGGTTGTCTCTGGTGGCTCCTGCTTCGGTTATAGAGCTATCTGAGACTGTGTAATCAAGTCCAAAAGCATCTGGCGCATATACCTCAATGTTTCTGTCTACAGATGCTGTAGTCATTGCACTGTTATCTAAGGTGCCATCACGTTTTGTTAATTCAAAACGACCTGGTTTAATCGATGATATATTGTTGCGCGGCATTGCTTGCTTGTTGTTATTGGAAGCAAGGAAGGAGTAGTCCCGATGCGTGAAGTCTTGGCAGGTACAACAGTATCGTGCTCCTGTTATAAGGTATCTACCTACTGTAAAGCCTTGTGGAGATGGACTTATGTACACAGCATCAGGTGTTACGTACACAGAACCAGCCTTCTTGAACGTAAGTATTCCCGTAAAAGGATCTATGTTTGTAACAACGGCTTGAACATAACCATAACGTTTTTGTGTTGCTGGATTAAACGTTTCTTTTGTAATGATGTCTCCACCAACAGTAATAACACGATCTTCAAAAATCTCTGTTGTCGCTGGACGTAAACCATTAGGTTGTCCTGTGACAGGAATGTAGAAAGGTGCGGGAAGTGGGTTGCCTGAGCTCCAGGTTCCAGCAAGAGTTACATACCAATTTGTTGCGTCTTCTGTGACGCTACTAATATAAAGTCTGTTGGTACTAACAGGATCAATAAAATCATCACATCGTAATGATCCAGCGTATCGCCATACCGCCCAGTGCATTCCAAGTTCTTTATTTGTAGTTGGAAAACCTACAAAAGCACCTGAGATTACAGGCGTTGGATTACCACTTGTTGTAGTAGCTGGTATTTCGTAGGAGAATTCATATCTGTAATCAGTGTTATGTGTAGATGCGGTCGCAAGTTCATAACCTTTCCTCCAGCGTGTCCAAGCAGATTCTCTATTTGTTGTGTAAATAGAGTCTGGAATTGAACCACGGGAAAATTCCGTAGTTATTGGCTTCACACCCGCTGGTGGAATTATGGGTGCGGTTGATAAACCGCCAAAGGAACTTGCACCAAAAGAGTTTCCACTCTTCTTTGCCATGACTAGAAGAAGCCGCCTTCTGCTATAACGTGAGCACCTGGAATATAACCACTTGAGTTCGGACCATCTGGGAATACACCTACGTAAATTCTGTCGCCACGTTCTAAGTAAATTCCTTTGTTACGTAAAGGTGCAGTCGAACCTAAACCAGCGGTATTACCTGCTTGCACAACAGGTGTCGCAAGTTGAGGCATCACATCAGAACAATCAACTACGCCACTATCAGCCGGAACTGTCTTAGCAAATAACAATCTGTAATCACCAGAACCAGGGATTGGTATTGTTGTACCACGGGTGTGATAGAACGCAAAGGTAACTGCGGGTTTGTATCCGTAGTTAACGCCGTTGTACAAAAAGCCTGTAGTTGTACCGCCAGAGTACAAGAGAGAGGTATTGACACCTGTCAATGTTGATGCCCCTGTGTAGGTGTAATAACCAACGCCACTAGCAGGCGCTGTACCTATACCTGTAACTGCTGTGATCTGAATTATCTGACCACTTACAAAGGAAACAACTTGACCAGAACTTGCAATTCCCGTGTAAGTGTAGTCTGGAGCACGATAGAAATCATTACGCACAATCGTAATGGAATCAACAACACCACCATTGTTGGTGTCTTCGCTAAGGGCTGCGTCCATGTCCACCAAGATGGATGGTCCTTGTCCGCCTTGCACAAAGAGTGTGTTGGAGGATGCACTGCCCACAGTCTGTGTAGTTACACGGACGGAATCAAATAAAGGTCTATCAACCAAAAGGGGTTGTTTATTTGTGGCTGTAGAAGACAATGTACTTACCGCTTTTTATTAATTATAGCGTTATGTTCCAAGGTTAGACAGGGATTGGAACTCTTGAAATCTCTGAGGGAGACGCATTTTACTTGTAAATAAAGACTCTGGATTATTTTGTAAGTTTAAAAATCTTTGAAAAGAGCTCCCTGGTTTTACCAAGGAATCTTGTAATTCATCTGCATCAAATTTAAATTTTTTCTTTGTTAAATAATCAACAATAAATTGCGGATCTTCGCGGTATTCTGATAGTCCACTATTATACACTTCCCCTGGGAGGTAGGAGCTATCTAAGTAGTCAGAAAACCTAGCCATCAGTACAACGCAAAAGGATTAGGTGGTATCGCTGGACTAGTTGTAGAAAGCACTCCAGGAAGTACGGATTGCATTACCATCTCTACTAATGTTTTTGCTTTATTATTCTTGTCTTCTAACTCTGGCTTTACTGCGCCACCGATGACTGATGCCAAGATATCTTCTACGCTTTTATTTGTAGAAGTAGATGGTGCAGCAAAGGAAGATGTAGCTGTTTGCTGAGGCTTATCCAGAAAACTTAATTTATCATACAAAGCACGTGCGGCTTGCATGCGCTCATTTGTTTTTGGAATACCAGCACGCTCAAAATCAGTTAAGAAACGACGTGACGCTTCTTCTGGAGAAACAGCTTTACGTAAAGAAGCAGCAGCCGCTTTCTCGGGACCACCTAACTCATGTAATAAAAAGTCCGCTTGTATGCCTGTATTACCTGGATCTGCTTTTCGTCCTTTAGCAAAGTTAACAAGAGCAGTTTGACGGTCACCTGTCCATTGACCTAAACCATAACCACCAACACCCCTGGGACCACCAACTGCTCCTCCTTCGTTTATACGAGGATTAAAGCCAGACTCAAGTTGAAAATTACCTAAGACGCCAGCAATCTGTGCGCGGGTATAACCAGCACCTTTCAAACGTTCAGCAACAAGAGTAGCGTTTGGATTTAAAGGCATAACATTAGCTTTCTCTAACCCAATTTGAATCAGCCTTGAGACCTGGTGCAAATACGGCTTGAACAGACGTAATCAAACTAACGGTAACAGCAAGGCGTTTAACAAAGTTGGGACAAAGAATCATTAGATTAAAGCAACAACACTGGCTTCCATGAATCAAAGATTCGTATCCAGTAGGTTGGACTTACACACTGAGGTGTTGCCAAGTGATTTTAGTCTAACAAAAGTTTACTTTTATTTATAAAAACCTAGTTTCTTTGCGTCATCCAAGGTCATTGCCTGACTGGCCCCTGGATTTAATATTCTTGCTCCTAGTGCAAGAATAGAAGTAAGACCTTTCCCTTTGCCTTGAATTATTAATTTTTCCAGATGCTCGTTCAAGGGGTCTCCAGTTGTTATAGCAGCCTTTGCAGCGACGCTCGGCAGTTGGCTAGTGTATTCGCCTGCAATAGACTTCGTTCTATTCGTGCCTCTGTTTAGCAGAGCCTGGATCCCTGGAGGTGGCACCGGAACATTAAAAGCCAGTAATTCATTTTCATTGTTGGATGAAGGCTGTGCCGGCAGGAAGTCTCTAGATCCCTCCTGGAAAAACGCATCATATTTTCCCGCAAGGTCAACAGGGAGATTAAAACCGGGATTAAATTTTCTTTCAGTTGGGAACATCAGGGGTTTCTCCGTGTTTAACGGTTATAAATTGAACTTGCTATTTGTTCCATTAGGTCAGGATCAAAAACACCTTTTTTAAAACTTTCTACAAGATCTTGTGCTTTTACTTGAGCAGGATCTAACTGTGGAACTACCGTTTGAGCTGCAACACCTGTAATAGCTGGTGTGTTGACTCCAGGGAGAGCTGCTGCTCCTGTAGGAGGTTCGCCATAATCACGATAGTCATCAGTAGGAAATGCCCCTTGGTACAAACTAGTTGAACCTGGCATACCACGACCTGGTGCTATAACACCTTGAATAGCTTCGTACCCAGCTTGACCAGGTTTTACTTTACTAGCTAAGCCACCTGGACCACCATATTTTTTAGCCCAGATTTGCATACCGATATCTTCTGCTGTCTTAACGCTTTCAGGTGTAGCACCTTGAGCAGCAGCAATTTTACGTGCGTTTTCGTAACGCTGAAGTTCAGGATCTTGTGCTGTTAGTTGCGCAGTACGAGATACTTCCTGTTGGTAAGCACGGTCTGCGTCACCTTGTTGAAGTGCTGGAGCAGACGGAACGCGAAGCGGATTGGCGCTTGGATTCCAATCAGTAGGTCCGTATTTACCAGTTTGAATTGCATTTAAACTGGTGCCAGGGACGTTTTGTGGATACCGTACAAGCCCCGGAGCCGTCATTGAACGCATTTGTTCCGGCGTAAACCTAGGCTTGCCTACATAAGGAATATTGCCTTTTTTAAACTGGTCACCAGCGTACGTTAATTCGTTTGCAAGTTTACCACTTAAATAAGCTTCAAGTCGAGAGAGTTTTTCTGCCATTGTTTATCTCCAAGCAAGATTAAGGTAAATACGTAAGCTTGATGCTCTTGTTAAAACTATTCTAGATCACAACATGCAAAAGTTTTATAAAAAAATTTTTGTGCACTTAAAGCCTTTTCCTTGGCTTCTTCTTCAGTCGTGAAATTTCCAATGGTGATTCGTTGGCCTTCTAAGGTAACTCTAACTCTATAGAGGCCATTATCTTTTCTTTGATGATAACCAATGATAATTTTATTATGGTTATTTTGAGTGCTAGTTGCTAAACGAAGATTTAACCAAGAATTATCTTGCGGGTTTCTATTTTTATGATCTACTAAAAATGTTCCGGGATCTTCATTTGTCATAAGTAACCAAGCAATACGGCTTATATAATAACTTTTTCCCTTATGTTTTACAACCCAAGTCTTACGGCGTTTTGGGCCACCTAGCGAACCAATTATAGTACCTACTCTTTTCTTGTCCGCCTGACATCTTGATTTTATTAAAAACAAATTACCCGTTTCTGGAATGTATTCATAATATTCTTTTAATTCGCTGATAGGTGGCAAGGGTAAAGGAGCAACCATTCTCTTGATCCGTGTATTAAAAGCTTAGCATACACGGATCAAATTACCTCCAAATATCATGAAGATAAAGACGGGTACCTACAGAAACGTCGGCAGGACCAGGTAAAGCCTGGATAAATTCAGCGCCAGAGCGTTCGTAACGATATCTGGCTTGAAAAGGATCTTTGTAGTTTGGAACGTAAAGAATACCAGCTAAACGATTAGTTTCGTAAAGGTAAACTTCATCCCAAACCTTTAAGGCCTCCTTGGTATTACTAGAGCGGATCGTGCGATCCACATCACCTGCAATACTTTCTAAACGTGTGGAAGGAGAAGAGGCAACTTCTGTTTTCTTTTCAGCCGTATCACAACGACCGATTTGAATAGCAATTTTGTCGTAGAAGTAAGAATCAGGAACAGTGTTCAAAGATTCTTCTAAACGAGCATAATCTCCCGCTGGAACAGAAACCACATAGTAGCCCAGATGGTATCTAACTCTGCTTTTGTCGAAGTCAGAGAGTTGCACTTCTATTCCTCCTTATCTATTTATTATAAAAGCATGTAATCAACTAAATACATTGTTAAGGAAATCACCTGTTGCTGCAGACTTACCTTGTATAAACGGATTACTTGCTGAGTAAGAAGACAAGAAAGATTGTGGATTAAGTGCTTGATTCAAAACATTACCTAATAATTGTTCCTTTAACTGTTGTTCAAATGTCTTTGGTGCTTCCTTTGGCTTATCTGTGTATCCTGCACCATACAAGAAAGCTTTAAGTATATCTTCTGTTCGTGCGTCAGTGGATGTTGTTGTTTGTGCAGGTGTAGTTACAGCCGGTGTGGTTGATGCAACTGTACTACTTCCCGCTGGTTTTGTATGTAAGAACTGAATATCATAAGGTTGTCCTTTTGGATCTGTAGTTGATAAAGTACCATAACCTTTATTTGGTGTGAAGGTACCATAACCTTTATAAGCTAATTGCGTTCCAGCACCAATGCCTAAATCAATTCCTTCGTGGTACGTTGATGCTCCTGCAGTAGGTGCAGAACGTGGTCCAAAACGTGATGTGATTGGACTGTTCCAGCTCCACTGACCATCTTTGCCTTGTTGTACGATGGGCTTTCCTGCAGCTTGTATATTTTGAAGTAAAGATCTTATTGTCTCTGGGTTAATTTTTTTACCTTTATCTTTTCCAAATTGTGGAATTACACGTACATCAAGATGTGGTCCAGTAGTCGCAAAGACATCTTCTCCGGGACTAGCAATTTTTCCTATCGGTATTAAACCTGCCATTTGTATTTTATTTTTCTTTTATTCTAAAAGCAAAAACCCCCAGTTTCCCAGGGGTAAATAGGAGATGAGTATTAGACACGTATTAAATCAGCAGCAAAGACGTTTTCCCAATCAATTCGTTTAATCTGTCTCAGTTGTTCGAGATTGTTGAATCTTTCACCTGATAAGGACATTTGAAGATCTTTGATCTCACGAGCGGTCTTAAGACCAATGCCCTTGATATGATCTGCGAGCATCTGAGCAGTTGCCGAATTTACATTCAAGCGATGATCAGGAGGGAAAGTGCGTGGCTCTTCTTTTGCTGCTTTATCTTTTACCTGAAGAGTTTTTACCTTTTTAGTGGCATCTTCATCAGGAGAGATTTCAGTTTTATAAGCTGTAAATAAACGTCCGTCTTGGTCTTCGACCATAAACCAATCGCCGTTATCCCACTCGCTTATAACTTTGAGGCGTGCGCCTGTCTTTTTGTGCTGATAGAGCATAAGGACCAGAAGAGTGTTCTGGTCCTAGTTTACCCTAATTAGCTAACAGTGCGACCAATTAAGTAGCTATCGATATCTTCGTAGCCAGGAGCTTCATCAGGTTGGATGTAGCATATTTCAACTACAAAGTAACCTGCACGACCAGCAAGTGAATCACCACTGGAGATGTAGAAACCACCAGAAGTAGCTGTACTGTTAGCTGTCTCTTTTGCAAACACCTTCATGGTGGTGGATGCAGTGGCAGCGTAGTTGACATTACCTGCTGTTACACCTGCTGCACCGGAAGCAATGAGGAATGGGTTGGTACCATAACCTGCAACACCTGCAGTGAAGAAGATTTCACCAGCTTGTGTGCCAGAGGTAGTAGAGGTGAGGTTAGCTTGGATAACACCTTCGCCAACACCAGAAGCAGCTACTGGGCTACCAGCGTTACTGCGACCAAATGATAGTACGTTACCTGTTGCGGCATAGATGCCAGAAGCAACGCGACCATCACCCCAACCAGAAGCTACGGAAACCGCAGTGCGATATACGTAAGCAGGTAGGGTAGATGAACCAGAGATCACCATACCAGTGATGTTGGTACGTGTGTCGTCATTCTGATAAGGAGAAGGAACGATCACATCAGCGGAAGCTACTGCACCAGCACCAGATGTTGCGGTTACAGCGACATAACCACGTTGTTGAAAATAACGATAACCGGGGAGAGCCAATACGGAAGTAGGGCCACCTTTAGTTGCGTCATTAGAGCCGTTGTCGTTGGTATCAATGTTTTTGTACCAACCGTTCAGGGGTTCTGCCCAGTTGCCTGGGTAGATTTTCTTAGCGGACAAATAAGTCATTTATTTTTTCCTTGGAGATTATTACAGTGATTATGTTTAAACAGTGCCGTCATCGGAGACGTAGCTGAATGCGGTAGTAACGAAGTCCTTGTTCAAGGCTTCAAAACCAGCATACAGTTGCCAAATCAAGATGATGAAACGACTGAAGTCATCGTTGTTGTTGATGAGTACTTGAGCGTTAGGACCGCCAATACCAACACCAATTGCTTGAGGACCAAAGAAGTAACCTTGTGCAACTTCTTGAGAAGCGTAGGTACCAGATACACCGTTAAAGGCTGTGGTAACGTTCTTGGTTGGGAAGTTAGTTGACTCATAGAACTTCACACCTTCAAACTGAACGCCAGTAGGCATTACAGGTTCACCAGCCAAGAAGTAAGCTTGACCAGCTTGAGGACCCATGAAGAAGCTGGCGTTGTTAGGCATCATGGGGTTAGCCATGTACATGCCTTGACCGGGGTTACCGGCATAACGTGCGATCTCACGGAAGTCAGGGTCACGACGCAAGTGCATCATGAATGTAGGGTCGCAAATGCAACGATACAAACCATCAGCAAAACTTGGTACGTTACGCTTACGTAAATCTTTAACTACGGTCAACAGGTCAGTAGACACATGGAACTGTTGAAGATCAGCTGTGTATTCAGCTGACTCATAAGAAATACGGCCAGAGGAATCTTTGGTTTTGTTACCAGCGAAGTAGTAACCACCTTGGGTTCCAGAAGCTTTACCATTAGCTTCAGTTTTAGCTAGTTCGTCAAGGAAGACGCGATCGCGCCAACGACGATAGTCATCTAGCAGTGTGAGGCTACCGATAGATTGGTGGAACATATTCAAGTTACCTGTGTCCAGCAACATGCGCTGAGCGGTAACTAGAGTTTCACGAGCAATCTTAAAGGTTGAAGGTTGGGTAGGATCACCAGGGTCCGCAGGACCGGTGTACTCCTTAAGCACCACAAGGACTTTCTCCTTGGTGATGTTACGGCTGTTAGCGGTACCAATGGTTTGGTCGGCAATACGCTCGCGGCTATCCTTAGTACCAGGGGTTCCCCAGAACTTGTAGCGGTCGAGTTGTACAGTTTGACCAGGTTGACGTGTGAAGTCGTGGACGACCACGGGCTCAACAGCCATTTCCGCAATATAAGCAGGGTGGGGACGGTAAAGTTCCGCACCTAAAATCTTCGGAAAATCGTTATCAATGAACACTTTGTTTTATCCTCCAGTTCTCGGGGAATGTTTTTACAGGGTGAAAGATTCAGACATTATATGTCTTATCTAACATGATTTTAACAGCTTGTAATTTATTCATTACAAGCTGATGTATTACTCCATTACAAACAGTTTGTTTGCAACAGTTTGAGGTTGTGCTTGATTCAAAATGCGCCAAGCATTTTGTGGATCACGTGTCATTGTGTCGTTAAATTCACCCCAGAAATTACCAGGGGCTTGAGGAGCAGCAGCAGAAGGAGGTGCAGGGAACTGACCTACTTGTGCATAACCAGCAGGCTGAGTGGGATAACCACGAGTAGCTAGTTGCTGTTCATTTTCGTACACAGGATAAGGACCTTCAGGACCGAAGAACTTAAGTGTGTAGTCGCTGAGTACATCAGGGTTAGTCAGAATCTCGTTATAAGCGAGGTTCTCCTGGTGCTCATTAACGGCAAAGTTGGCGTAACCGGTAATGCAGTTAGCTGCGCGGTTTCCCCATGCGACGGCGCTGTCCACCATTGCTTCCAGGTTTAGCGCGTAGTTGTTCAGGACTGCTGGCGCTTCCACTCCGAACACGTCCAGAACCTGACGAGTCTCGTTGCTCAGATTGTAATAATCTGCTATCGCCGTATTTACTTCCTGGTGCGCCTGCTCCCCCGAGTATCCCGTCAAGTAGGTTTGGGAATAACTGGGCGAGTAAGCCTGGTTGGCTTGCCAAGTCTGCGGATCCAATTGTTGCGTAGCTTGGCTGTACGGAATTCCGTAATTGGCCGGGGTATACTGAGGTGCCGCTTGAGAGGGTTGACCCTGGAACGGGGATTGGACTGGTGCGCTCAGTAGCCCCACTACCTTGTTGAACGCCGACTCCCATGGGTTGCCCTGAGGTGCCGCCGGTTGGGATTGGGGGGCGTATTGAGTAGGGCTTGATTGGTAACTGGGGTTCGCCTGAGGTACCGCTTGGGGGTAACTCGTACCCACTTGATAAGCCTGAGGTGCTGCCTGGTAGCTGACCGGAGCTGCTTGTGGTGCTGCCACCACGTAGTTGCTCGGAGCGACGGCTGCTGGTACTTGGCTCATCTGTGGGATCGATTGGACGGTAGCGTCCTGCATAACTCATCTCCTTTTGTAATGCTTCTAATGTACGATACAGATATGGAGTTAGATCCAATCTTGGATCCGCAGCCATCGGTAAGTCCGGTGATTGCGGGTGAGGAGTCTGCATCATACCCCCCACCAAGCGAGAGAATTGAGAGTAGGCACTCTGTAATTCATTCACCATCCTGAACGGGAACCCAGATAACATCTCGGCCCGCTCCTCTTCCGTTTTTGAGGGGAAGAGGTATTTCAGTGCTTCAATGCTATCAACACCTAATTCCTGTAGGTTCCTAACAACAATCGAGTTGTTAAGAATATCTTGTGTTGAGTCTTCATAAACAGGACCCATCCAACGCCATTGGAGCGTTACATCTCCATCTGGAATTAGTCCTAATACACCAGGTGGTATTTGTTGAGTCTTAAGACAAGCCATCATTATCTTTTTGACTTGATCCTCAAACATACCCATAGCTTCGTTATATGCTGCTGTGTCTTCATCAGTAGCTTGCTCGGGAAGTTCCAAAGGTTTTTCAATTCCTGCAGCCGCTGCTAATGTGTTACGGAATAAAGTTTCTTCTTGGAATAAGATAAGTTCTAGACAACGACATATCCCATATGTGTAAATAGCAGTTGCCTTCTTCTTTGCAGTGGCAGATACTCTACCAAATAATGATTTATATTCTGTTGCAGTTACACCTGCAGAGATAGATAGTTCGTCTACACCACCAAGGGATGTACGTATCTCTTCTCGGTATTGACGTGCAAAAGAATTTTGATCTCCTGTGATTGCATCTGGAACAATGTAACCAACACGATCGTTAGGTTCGAGGTTTGCAATGATGCGTGGTACTCGAAGCTGACCATCGATACCGCGATAGATAGGATCAGATTTAAACTGAGATCTACTTAAGGGTCCTGCGCCACCAAAGCCTGAGTTTGCTGCAATAGAAGGACGTTGCACAGTAGCAGTGTCGCTACTGGATTCCATTAGGTCCGTTTTAGGACGAGAAGAAAGTAGAGTTGGGCTACCAAAGAAGGTAACATTCTTCCGCATGGTACGTACCAAGTCGTCATGCGTGCATATATGGTTGGCTAAGGCGTCAAATTCACCAACACCTTCCATTGAGAAACCTTTGGTATTGTTAAAGATTTCAACACAAGGAATAAAGCCAAGCGTATTTTTAAGTGTGGTGGTACGCCCAGAGTTCATTTGATAGTTAGTATCGAATGAAAGTTCTGCCTCCGAGTGTGTCTCTTCTATTGTCTTACGTTTAATTGAAAGACGAATATAACGTTTGACTCCGCCTTGTCCCATGGAAGCAGGACCTGTTACATCAGAAGATACAATGTCTTGTTGAAAGCCAAAACCTTGACGTATCTTGTAGCTATAGATAATTACAACTTCGTCTAACTCACCGTCAATGTTGTAGAAACTCCTATACTCATTACGTCTAAAGAAGTAAAGGCGATAATTGTTTTCTGTAGGACGTATGTAAAAAAGACCTTGTCCATCACATAGGAAGTAGTCCCAGATGGAGTCTAAGCGTGTGTCTATTTGATTGAATTTGATTACACGGTCGATAAAGTCTTTGCGTTGATTACCAAAGTTATCTTGAGCTGGAAAGAATTCAACACCCTGCCGGATGCCAAACAACTTCATCTGTGCTAAGTGGGACGCGACAATGCCGGTATCAACGGAAGCTCCTCCATCCTTCTCGATGTAGGAATCAACAATCTCTTTAAGCCGGGCTTTAGCGTCCATTAATTATTACCTTTGTTAAATGCTAGCAGATTTAAGAGACATATTTATTAATAAATCCGTTTGGTAATGCCATGCCTGCGTAGTTACCTGGTTGACCCGGATTCATTTGTGCTGTTGCACCGGCAAGGTTACTAGAACCAAAAGGTGATCCGGCTAAAGGTAGTTGTGGACCGCCACCAGGAGTCATCCCACGGCGTTTCATTTCGTCAAGTAACTGTTGATTATTTGGAGTGCTCTGTAGAAGACGTCGTATCTGTTCTTCTGAACGACCACCTAAAGCACCTGGACCTTTGTTCACATCAAAACTAGGGTTACCAGCGAGGAAGCTATTAGCTGTACCAGCTATATTACCAACTGCCCCAAGTACGTTGCGTTCTCCGCCATAATAATCAGCCATAATCTAACTACTTACTTTTGTGTATTCTACTCTTCTATAACCTCATAACCGCTTGAGTCATTTACTTTGCTTAGAATGATGCCGTTACTACGTACATCCCAGCTAAGCACATCATCCTCCTTCCAGCCCAACTCATCGATTACTTCTTCTGGAAACGTGATGAAACAATCACCGTTTTCATCTTCTTGGATTTCAAGTACGTAGCTCATTTTGCTAAAAGCTTTTCAATTAGCTTATCAAGTTTATTGTTAATTTGTCTAAAATTACTATGCATTTCTGTAATCTCGTGTAAGAAATCAACTTTTAGTACGTAATCCATTGGTAAACGCTTTACTTCATCTTCTAGATTGTCGATCCTACGTCTCTGTGTATTAATGTGTTCCACGCCTTGTTGGATCCTCTCCGTTTGACGGGACAACAGTTTGTTAGCCACCCAGGAACCACCTGTGATCGCTGAAATGACCGCAGTCAAAAAGATGGCAGCGTATTCCGGACCCAAGGTTTTAGATTTCTTTCCTTTAGTTTACAATAAAAAACCCGACCGTGTTAGCAGTCGGGTAGATAATTTTATTTTAAATTTAGCTTAAGGCCGGAGCCTTTAGTGCCACGAGAACAGACTCAGTTGTTGCAAGGTCAAGAGGAAAGTTATGTGCATTACGCTCATGCATAACCTCGAAGCCTAGACCAGCTCTATTGAGAATATCGGACCAAGTAGGCACCACACGATTCTGACTATCAACAATAGATTGGTTGAAGTTAAAACCATTTAAGTTAAATGCCATGGTTGATACACCAAGTGCAGCAAACCATATACCAATCACAGGCCAAGCGGCAAGAAAGAAATGAAGACTACGACTATTGTTAAAGCTGGCATACTGGAAAATAAGTCTTCCAAAGTAGCCGTGTGCTGCAACGATGTTGTAGGTCTCTTCTTCTTGACCAAACTTGTAGCCATAGTTTTGAGATATGTCTTCAGTCGTTTCACGTACCAGTGAGGATGTGACGAGAGAACCGTGCATAGCACTGAATAACGATCCACCAAAAACACCAGCTACACCCAACATGTGAAAAGGGTGCATGAGGATGTTATGTTCGGCCTGGAACACAAACATGTAGTTGAAGGTTCCCGATATACCAAGAGGCATTGCATCAGAAAACGAACCTTGACCAAAGGGATACACAAGGAACACTGCAGTTGCAGCAGCTACTGGTGCGGAGTACGCAACACAGATCCAGGGGCGCATTCCTAATCTATAACTAAGTTCCCACTCTCGTCCCATGTAAGCAAAGATGCCAATGAGGAAGTGGAAGATGACGAGCTGAAAGGGACCCCCGTTGTAGAGCCACTCGTCAAGCGAAGAAGCTTCCCAAATTGGGTAGAAATGTAAGCCGATTGCATTGCTGCTGGGCACAACGGCTCCGCTGATGATGTTGTTTCCGTATAGGAGGGATCCAGCAACAGGTTCACGAATGCCATCGATGTCAACGGGTGGAGCAGCAATAAAAGCGACGATAAAACAAATGGTGGCGGCCAGCAGGCAAGGGATCATAAGTACACCAAACCAACCGACATAAAGACGATTTTCGGTGCCTGTAACCCACTCACAAAACTGATCCCACCCAGCCACGCCAGAACGTGGAGCAAGAGTAGAAACCATGAGGACGTTAAGAAATATGTAGATATGTGAGGAATTCCTCACATTTTTATTCTATACGTTAAGATCTACTGCTGTAACTAATCTTTGTAATTTTATAAAATCTTTAGAATTAAAAATCTAGGTGTAATTGACCTTTCCGTGCTAGACCATTGACTAACCACACAAGGGCATCCGCACAATCATCATGACTACTTACGCCGAAGTTCGTGAGTTCCTCGAAGAGATTTGTGAAGTTCCTAAACCGATTAAAGATTATTTTTCTATCTTCAAACATGCCCATAATGCCGCGAAACCTTGCAAGCTTATCTGCACGGAAACCTTTGACGGGATGCCACAAAATGTTGTAGAGACCTTCTTGATTTAAACAAACTCTTTTGAAGTCTGCTTCCAGGGATGCCTGGTACTGTACAGCTTCAGACCATATGTCAACTGTTGCAAAAGTTGGGAAGTAATTATTGTTTTCATCTTTACCAAGAATAGACCAGTCGTTAAGAAGTTCTTTAAGTACGTCAAGTTTTTCTAGATTTCCCATGACTCGTATTCGTCTGTAATCAATAATATGAATCTGATCACCGATACGTCCACCTAGTACCATAACGGTGTAATCATTCTTTTCTTTAACGCCAGCAGATAGGTCAACACCGACGCCAAGAGTATCAAACTCCGTTGCGATTTCTGCTTTAACTATTAGTTCTGGTGCCAAGGAAAGTTCATTTTGTCTAACGATTTGATTCATGTACTGGAAAGAGAAGGCAATAGGCGCCTGTCGTTTCTTTTCCTTTAGGTATTCCAAAGACCACATTGCAGGCCAGTAGGATTCTTCTTCTCCTGTTATACGATTGTTCTTAATTGCAGGAAGAACAATCTGCATCCAATTATTTTGTTCATTAAAAGTTGTCGCATGAATGTCATCATGTCGGAAGCGTGTACCAAGACATATTGCTCGTGCACCTTCAAACATAGTAGGTGCGATCACAGCATTCCAGTTCTCTTGCATTTGTTTTCTAATGTCTGGATTTGAGATATCTGCCGAACTTTTTATGGCGTCATCTATCATTACTAAATGAGATCGCTTGGAAGTAACTGAACCCTTAAGTCCTGCAGCACAGAGTGTAAACTGTTCATCACCAGTTGTGTCAATACCAGCAAAGCGATGATCTATTGACCAGTACTCATTACTGGTTACATTCTTCATTAGGCGTACAGTAGGGAAAACTTCTTGGTATCGCTTACTTTCAATGATGCGTTTGATGGTAGCACTTTTGGATCGTGCAATATCAACTGTGTATGACAAGTAAAGAATCTGTAGAGGACGTTTAGCTTTAGTGTGAATACCAATAGCCCATGCCGTAAGCAAGCCCAAGACTGTGCTTTTGGCCGAATTTTTACTGACGATATAATCTTTTGTTAAGAATGTATGACACTCATCTTGCACTTCTATGCAACGTACCTTCTCTTCAAACGAAGGTTTAATATCTACAATGCCACGGCAAGGAAGGTATTTAGTACAAGGAGCATACCTCAGTGCTTTACGCTCCAGGGAGAACGGTCTAATCTCAGGATGTAATTTTATTCCTACTTTGTAAGACGGTGTTGTTGTACGGGTTTTTACTCCATTGGGCAGGGTATAAGAATTAAACTGTGCAATACGTCTAGTTGCAATACCTCCTAATGATTGAACTAGTTCAATGATGTTATCTACAAGTTGCTGAGATGTGGTACAAAAAGAAACAGAACCAGAACTAGATACCGTGCCGTCTGTATCGAGTAAACCTTGTAGCAACGCCTCACGATCAGCAACAGAAGAGAATAAGTATTCTTTTGGGATAAATTTTGATACTGATGTTTTTCCGTACAAACCAAGTTTTTCAAGATTTCTTTTTACAGGATTTGGTGTCCCACAGAAAAGGCTGCCTTTAACATGAGAAATACGATAATCGTACTTAGAAGCTTTCTTGAACGTGTAGTCTTTAGGTAAAAGTTGAGCGCAACGTTCAATCAATTCTGAATCAGCGCTAGTTATTGTTAAGTTTCCACTGCTTAAGGAGCCATCTCCAATTAAAACACCAAGTAAATACGGATCAATTAAAAGTTCTTTTTCTGGATATTGAACTGGTTCCGTCACGGGAATATAGTAACGAGCGTAGCCCTTGCTGTCCAACCAAGGTTTTTCTTCTGGTGAACAGGTTGCAGTAATACGTTGACTTGGAGAAATGCCTTTACCATTTCCTTTCATTCCAATTGTTTTTTGTGTACGCATTTCATTAAGAGACATAACACGCCATTCACCTTTGGCGTCAGAACCTATGCGCCGCACCTTCCATAGGTGTTGATCGTCACAACGTACGGATGAACCATCTGTATAGGATATTTCCCACGTTGGAGACGATGCGTAATCGGATATATCAATTACTTCTGTAACTTGTCCTTTCTCAGAAAAAACTAAATCACCTAATTGTAAATCACCAATGGGCACCCATCCGTTAGGAGTTGCTATTGGCATTGAAATAGCAAGTGGCCCCCTTGGTGCCAATAGATCAACGTTTGGCCCAGCAATGTGCAAAAGGCAACTACTGTCTTCTTTCGTAATGAAATGCTTGTGCCATTCCAGGTGATGTTCAGCGGGAGGCTTATCAGCTACATATTCACAAAAGAAACCAAAGTCTTCTTGCGCAAGCTTAAGAGCATCTACATTCTTGGGTATACGTATTTGTTGGTTACGCGCAGCGGCTTTTGCATTACGTCGATAAGCAAGGTGTGTATAGCTAGGCACAAGAATGTTCCAACTTTATGGAATCCTACTCTATTTTTTAGCTTTACTGTTCTTTTGATCTTTGTATTTCCTTGCTTTATCTAGAGCAGCCTTACGTTTTTCTTTGTCATTCATCTCTGTGCCATCTTCTTTCTTGGCATCCTTCTTCTTGAGATACTCAAGAAACTGAGGTGGCATTTTACTTTTAGACATATAATGTTTACATCAACATCCCACGTACTTTACGTCGGTTAAGGCTTTCTTTTTGCCTTTCTAAATTTCTTAGTAAAGTGTCAAATTTATCTTGACCAAAGTAGTCTGAGCTGTTATCTTGCCCTGGTTGACTAGGATTCATGCTGTTAGCTCTTTCCCTGCTAGCTGCCCTGGCCCTATCAGCTTCTGCTATAGCCCTTGCACGTTGTTCTTGTTCTTCCATTCCTTGAATATTGCCTTGCTTCATTCTTGAAGGCTGTCTTCCGGCACCCATGTTATTTATTCAATATGAATATAATTATAACAGAATCATTCTTCAAGTTGCATTCTTGACCATACGCTCATTGTTGCTTCTTCCAGAGGAATTTCAATTGGGTCATCTTTGAAAATAAACATTAATTCACGTATAGCCCTGTCGGCACCTGCCATCAATAAACCTTTTCTATCTTTAATACTCGTAAACTTTTCTACTTGGTCAATATGACCACGTATTTCTTTTTGCATAGAAGCAATACGAGCTACTCCCGCATCACGTTTTACGACACCATTCTCGACATCTTCTCGTAATTTACGTACGTCCTCTTGCATCTCGTCAATTTCATACAAGAGTTTTTTTCGGTGATCTGGTTTATCGTAATGTTGTTTGACCCATAGTTCGCACGCAGTTACGGTTCCTTTATAACCAAGGAATCGTGAATAAAGATATGCTTCTATTACAGAGTAATTTTCTTTGGCGAATGCACAGAATGATTCCTGGGTAGACGCATCTAAATTATCTACCCAACCATCGAATAACTCAATATCGATAAGCTCGTTGGGCCTGGCCGTAATCGCGTTCTTCGTCCTTTTCTTTAAAGCGCTGTGACTGCTCTGCGGAAGTACGTTGTTCTTCGGCACCTTTACCGATAGTTTCTCGTTCCTGTCCACCAGCATCCTCCATCTTTTTCTTGGAAAAGTCGTAAGCCACGCCAGCTGCCTGACGATATTTGTCTAAATCAAACCAATCATCAGCATCGACTTGTCCTGCTGGAACGCTATTGGTCATGGCTTACAGCACCTATAGAAAATTAGAAGTTGCTCATCATACCAGCAAGACCCTGGCTGAAGATATCACGACGTCCTTCAACGGACTTCTGGCGTTGTTGACGACCTTTAGATGCTTCCAAACGAGTGAGAAGCTTTTCAAAGTTATCAATATCAAAATTTGTAGCTTTATCTAACTCTTCTTTAGACTGTCCAACACCTGCATTGTATGCTGCAATTTTTTCAGCATCTGTCATTGGTACTGGTGGCGTCATTACTTTAAATTCTTACTACTAAATAATTATAACAAAGATATCTTTAATTGAAGCTAAAACTTCCTATGAGAGCTTTATACATATCGCCCGTCGATCCGATCTTAGCCACATCCGTCGCTCCTTTATTCTTTAACTTCTGTGTTTCTTTATCTATATCCCCTTGGAGATTGGTCAAACCAGCACTGTACAGATACTTACGTGTGTCTCTGATATTTTGTGTTTGCTCTTCAAGTTCAGCAGGTGTACCAGTGAAGGTGTTTTTGAAGTCGGGAATTGCAACGCCAGCTTTACCTAAGGTTCCTTCAGCGTAAGTAGGAAGAAGTGACTTATCAAACTTAAAGCTTCTTGTACCTGTCCTCTTACCTGCTGCATCCCTTTCTTCCTTACCATACATCGTATCGTAATAGTTGCCAAGATAGCTCGTTTGAAACTTATCTTGATATTCCGAGCCTTTGGTAAGGGAGTCCTTTAAGTCTTGAACACTGCTGTAATAACCTTGATTAAAACGTTCTAAGGCAGTTGTCTTCTCTGGCTCCGTAGCTTCACGTCCTAAAAGTTCTTGATAGGCCGCAGAGACTCCTGTAGAGCGACGTCCAGGTAATAATTCCTTAGTATAAAGATCTGTTAACTTATTAACATCTTCTTCTGCATTTATTTCGTATTTACCAGCATAATCACGTAGTTGACTGGAAGCATCATTATATGTAATTAAACCTTGTTTCAGTTGAGACTCTAGACCTGAACGTAAGCCACCGAAGCCTGCAGTACCTGATGCTTTACGTGCATCTTCCTTAGCCTTAGCGTCTGCTCTTTCTTGATCAGCTCGCGCTTGTGCCCGTGCTTCTTGTTGTTGACTATAGTTCAGGAAATCTCTAAACGTATTATCAGGCGGTGGCGGCATGTATACAGGTGCCGGTGCGCTTTTTCCTCCTCCTCCTCCCATGATTTATCTCCTTATGTAAAAAGTGTAGATGTAGCTATTAATGTAATTCTACCAAACATATTCATCATCCTAGTCCCATGGTCTGCCGGTTAAACATTGAAGTAGGGCCGAACATACCCATTGGACCAGCATTTGCTTGAAGTGCAGTTGCTTTTGCTTGCGCCTCTTGTTGTTGTCGTTTTAATTCTCTTGCTTCTGCTGAACCTTCCATACCAAAAGCAGCTCTTGCAAAGTCTCTTTTATTGGCAAGTTCCATAGGATCTAATATACTTTTTTGAAATAAAGATGCTGCTTTATCTCTGCCAAAAGCAAGGTCAGCTCCTGTACCAGCGCTAAAGACCTTATCCCACATTCCAAAGCCAAGCCTACCTTTTTCAGCTTCCCTTGCTTCTAATAGACCTGCATTATGTGCAGCAAATTGTCCTTGTGCAATTTGACGTGCATTATTATCAGATCTACGAGCAGACTCTTCGGCTTTGTTAGCGCCGAACATACTGGCGCCACCGCTAAAAAGACCTGTGATTAAAGGGGCGGCTAAAGGTGCTAGTAACATATTATCCTCCTTGTTATTTAATTATATTGCACATATCTATTCTAACTAAAGTATCTTTGCTGAGAAAGAGGAACCTGCGAAGCAAAATTACCTTTACCAAAAGGAGAATTTGCCATAGCCGCATTCCCTGCATCTGTTACTGACTTAGCTCCAAGAACTGTTAACATTGCTCGATTAGCAGCATTTGCAGATATCTGTTCAGGAAGTTTAGATAAAGTATCTAATCCTTTATATAACATGTTATAAGGTGCCGCTGAGGCTTGTTGTTTATTTTGAAATTCTAACGTATCTTCAAGAGCTTGTTTTCTTCGTGTTGGGTCCAGCATTATATTTAAAATACGTTCAAAAGAGTCACCTTTATCTACTGTGCTAGGGGAAGTACTTTCTGTTTTTGCAATGTTCTCAAAAGCATATTTACCCGGTTGCTGAAGACGAAAAGAATTTGGATCTATGCCGCCAAGATTTACAGAGGGGTCAAAAGAATACATTTTCTTTAGCGATACTGGAACGCGGAATTAGCGTAAGGATTAACAGATGTTATTACTTGTCGTGTAAGTGCGCCACTTTCTGTTTGTGCTCCACTTGCTAGTTCAGCCATATATCTTTGCTGATTAAGTGCACCAGTAAGTTGTGCAGTCTGTTGATTCAACTGCATCTGACGATTACGTTGTTGATCAAGATTTTGATTTAACATTGGATTCAATGCTTGCGCAGCTTCAACACGACCTGTATTTGCTGCGCGTACAAGCTCAAGCATTCGGTTAGCATCCATCCCACCAACTTCTTTAGCACCGATTCCAGGGAGACCAGGTATTGGTCCTGCTGATTCACCACGAGCAGCAGTATTAGCTGCAGCACCACCTAAAGCACCTTGGATAAGTCCACCTATACCTTTCTGTGCAGCAGTGCCAATACCCCCACCAACAACAGATCCAACCAAGCCACCAACAGGACCTCCTAGCATTGTGCCAAGTGCCATACCACCTAAACCACCTGCAGCTCCACCAACATCACCTTGCATTAACGACAGGCCAGCACCTGCAAGTGGTATATACTTACCAGCTATGTTACCCGCTACAGCTCTTCCGCCACCTGCGCCTGCTATTGCTTTTGACGCACTATCTCCCAAGCCTTTCATCTTGGTACCCACACGATTAAGTAAATCTTGAAACCCCATGCCGCGAGAAGGGTCAATATTTTGTGTTGGAATATATGTAGGTTGAATTGTTGCAAGTGGCCCTCCACGTTCCATTGAACCTCCAGGACCTGCCATGATTGCCATAATTTATCTTATTCGATATGTTAATTTTACCAGCCTACATACTCTAACGGTATTCATTTGTGCTTGGCAAGTTCTCAGGATGGTTATTTAATGAAGCAATAGCTTGGTTAGTTAAGTTACCTACCAATGCTCCTGCTAAGGATCCAGCTAATGCAATACTTGCTGTTTTACGTGTAGCCATTGGTACTCTAGTATTAACATCCTGTTCGACAACACGTGAACTCCCGCCAGGATACGAGATAACACGACGTTCTTTTGTTGTAACAACAGGTGGTCGGGTTTGTAATGCACCGCGGAGCGCCATTGCTCCTCCTGCTAATGCACCTGCTGCCTGTAGTCCGATTGGGAAGCCTACAATGCGAGCTTCTGGTACACCTTCTAAATTTTCCATTGTTCCTTTAATTAAACCAAGACCGGTAATACCTTTATCTTGGTAATAATTCTTCATGTAATTACTATACCTTTCAGGTGTCAAGCTAGGGATATCTTCTTTTGCTGTTTCATACTTAAGTGGACGACCTTGTCTTCCAAGGAACAAACGTTCAAGTAATTCAGTGCCAGGCTGACCTGTTTCACGTCGATCTTCTGCTCCTTCTTCTGCATAGGTTTGAGCAAAACCTTTTGATCTAAATTGTTCAAGAGGATTTGTTATGTCAATTTGCCCCAAGGAAGCAACAGTAGGCGCACTAATAGCTAAACCAACAAGACCTTTTTGTGTTGGGTTAAATTGTTTATATGCAGGTCCAGCAGCTTTTTCAATAAGTTTATCTGCAATTGCCATTGGGTGATTGTAACGCCAATACAAATGACGAGTTGAGTCTGTGCCTGCATCTGTTAATAACCTAGCTGCATAAGCACCTATAAATTCTTGTGGTGTTTCAGTGAAACTAATACCTTTTACATTTTTTAATTCTTTTTTAAAATTTGGACTAAGTGTACTGTAGTTTGAAATACTACTAAGAATACGATTACCTTGTTCATCTGTTATTTCACGTCTAGACTCAGGTGCCATTAATTCCACACCTGACTGAAAACCTTTTTTAATTTTAGTTGGCATTAGATCACCAACAGAATGCATTGCACTATTGTAGGCGTCCGCTGCACGCCTAAGGAACGTCTGTGCTTGTTCTGGTCTCCCTGGTACGGCCATTAGTATTGCCCCGTTGGACGATAAGGAAGACCTTGCGTTTGATACAAGGTGCCGTCTGCTGTTTGTGCTTGGTACATTTGATTTAACATCTCTTGTTGACCAAGTTGTTGTTGTTGTGTCACAGACTGATTGGTATTTGTTTGTTGCTGAGGATAAAATAAAGGTTCAATTAGCATTGGTGCTGCAACACTACCTGCTAAATTTACAGCGTTAGCTTGCCAACTAGGTTCATATACACGGTTAATTTTTGTTGCAGGTATTGATGCACCCGCATATTTCTTTAATACGTCATCTGGTATATAAGCATTATATTTACCTGCAATATCAGGTGCATACTTTTTTAATAATTTACCTGCACCTACACCTAACCCAACATCTGCTGCGCCTACCGTAAGACCGGCTATTGGATTACCAGTGGCTAGTGTAGTATATATGCCTGTAAGTAAACCCCCTGGTACAGAAGCACGTAACATGTCGCCTCCACCGTCTGCTACCAACCTTTTTACGGGAGCAGAATTTTTTAATAGACCTGCTAGTTGACCCGCAATTTTAAACATTTTCCATATGCATTAATACTATTTTATCTTTAGTTACTCTTGTGTTTTACCAGGGGAAATGTTAGATTCTACATCTGCTTCATTTGCAGTTTTTTCTCCTTGTTTTTCTTCTGCTTGTTTCTGTTCTGCTTTAACTAAACCTTGACGATCTAACAGTTGTGAAATTGAAGGTTTATCTTCTACTTCATTCTCAGCTCGTCTCTCTGCTCCTGCCAGGAGATAACCATTTGGATCAGGGTTACGTAAACGTGGCATTGGATTACGTGCTGCTTTTCCTGGTTTTAAGGTAGGACTTAATTTATATGCTTCAATCCAATCTGTATTAAAATCAGGTTGTTCTTGTGGACGTTGTGTGGTACGTGCCCTACCTTCATCAAAGTCATAATCTTCTGGTCTATTAAAACGACCAAGTCCTTCAAACAGTTCATACTGTGGTGTTACTTCTGCGTTGTCATCAAAGAAAGGAGTATTACCTACAAAATTAAGATCTGGGTTCAATGTAACTTTACGTGTCATTGCACGTTTCAATAAGTCACGTTCATTAAATTTTGATGGGTTCCAAGGATACTCTCCGCTGTTTGACTTGGATTGAAACAAGTCATCAAAATCTAAACGTTTGGAAATTTCCCCTCGACGATTAAAAGGATTCTGTATATAGCGCCCTAAATCAAGTCTCGCGTCACGTGCCATTAGGTCTCAGTTTTTTTCTCGTCTTTTTTCTTTTTTAATCCTACCAAGGTTTGACGTAACCTGGCTTGTTTCACGGTTTCAGCATCATACTTCTCTGGAGCCGAAAGGACATTCTCTTGTAGCTGTGCAGTGGTAATACCTTTTCGTTTAGCTTTAGCCGTAAAGACACCTTTCTTCATCTCAGTTTTCTGAATCCATTTCTTATCTTTTTTCTTTTCTGCCATGACTAGAATAAGGAAGGTTGAATACGTACATCAGAAGTCAAAGGAGAAGTACGTCCTCTTTGAAGTTTACTCATGTAAGCGTTAAGCTGTTCCGCTGCCTGGTCAGCTGGTGTCATACGGACTCTAGCAGCAACTTGGGTTGCGGGAACAAGGTAAGCAGGAAATGAAAGTTGTGTGTCTTCATTCCGGTAAAATGAAGGTTGTGTATTTTGTTTAAGAGGTAAAGATTGTGTATTACTTAATTTAGGTAAAGACTTTGGTTTAGATGTTAACAAACTGGAAGGATATGGACCAGTCATTGAACTTGGATATGTTGTTTTACCAAGTCTAGCGGCTTCACTAGCAAGAATAGATCTACGACCTGCTTCAGTAGCTGGTTGTCTGCCAAGAGATTCCATTGCTTCTTCGTAAGTAGGTACACGTGTTGGTGCGTCGTCATCTGTGTTTTTTTGAGCCATTCGATAGGCTTCTTCTATAACTTCATTTTGGCTGTAAACCGGTTGAGAAGGACGAAGAGTTAAATCGGCACTTTGTTCGCTAGCAGGGCGAATACCATACCGATCAATTACACTACCTGACCCAGAACGATCATCTTCAAATACTAAAGGATCGCCGCCTGTTTCAATATTATAATCACGAATTGATTTTTGACTAACCGGTGGATTACCTCTTCTGGCATATGACTTACCTTCCATGCCTTTTATAGTTATTTTTCCTTCAGTAGATGGTACGTAATAAGGTAAAGGAACTGTGCTTTGTCGGGTTAATTCAGGACGTAATCCTGCTGTATATTCTGCAATATTACGTCCACCACCACCTTTATTTTCTGTGTCAATCATGGGCCGCTCAGAGCGAAATTCCATAGACTCAGGAATAAATTCACCTTCATCATCTAATATACCAAACAAACGATTTACTTCTCCAGAAGGATTTGCAAGAGTTGTTGGATATTTCTTTTGAAGTTCTTGGATTTGTTGTAGATTGGTTTCTTGTGCTCCACGTAAACGTGCGTCTAGCTGGCGAATACCTCCTTCCCCAAATTCGCGATGTTGTCCAAGTTCTGGGTTGCGGTATATATCTCGTAACGCTCCAAGTTGAGTTTCTAATTGACGTACAGTATTACCTTGCCCTCTTGCTTTTGCTTGTTCAAGTTGGAGGTTAAGTGCTTTACCTGTTTGTTCTGCTAGTTGTCTACGTTCAGAATAAATTTCTTGTTTTCCTTGCTCTACTTCAGAAGCAATACCTTCCAGCCAAGGGTTGTTATTTAATTTCTCTTCTGTTCTTCTCTTGATAAACTCATCTGCCTGCCTAGCTGTGCTTTCTGTAATAACTGGTCTACGAAGACTGGCTGTAGAAACTTCTCCTATTCCTGGCATATTAACAATCTTTTTTGAACTTGCTAAAGAAGTAATGTCCTCTGAGTCAGGATCAAAACTAACAGGCTTTAAACCAAATTTTTCAATTGTTTCTAAGAATTGTGGATCTCCTGTTTGAGCATATAACTCTAGTGCTTGTTTTCTTGCTGTGTATTTAGGTCCGTATGAAGATGCTGTTGAACCACTTAAACGATTAGCAAGTTCTTTTTCAATACGAGTAGGCGATACCGGTAAATCTTTATTTTGTAATATACGAGAAATTACATTACGTTCTTGTTCAAGAAAACGTGCTGCTGGTGTATTACTTAAATCACGTTTAAGCCCTTCCGCTTGGTCAACAGGTAAGCCATCCGGTAAACGAGACGCAACTTGTTCAACGTGAATATCAGGTTCAAGTCCCATCATTTGACTAGGATCTGCTTGATTCACAAAATTACGATATTGTGCATCTGCCATTTCTTCCATGATCTCAATCTGACCGAGATCTAGATCTTCATTCTGTTGTAGGCGATGTTTTGTCCGGCCTTCCATTTGGTGTGTACCAGAGGAAAGCGCATCTTCTACTTGTTCAATATGTTGTGGACGATCTGCAACGTGTTGTTCAGTCATTGACTCAGCGTCAATGTAACCTTTTTGTTTTAAGAATGTTTGTGGTCCAAAATCACTTTGTGCTGCTGCTTCGGCAGTATTAGCTTCTGAACGAAGAGTAGACATAATATCACCTCCTGTTGCCGCAAGTACTTGCCGCCTTCTTGCTGCTTGTTTTGCTTGTTCCGATCTATTACTAGAAAGTAGATTTTCTTTTGCTAACGCTTCTGCTTCAACACGTTTTAACAAGTCAGGGTCATTAAGTAAACGATCAGCAGCATCAGGAGCTGCTGGAGAAAGTAACCGTGTTCCTCTTGTTGTAGTTTCTGTTGTTCTAACTGGAGGTACGGTAGGAGAACCAAAAGGTGTCAAGATTGTTTCTTTACCTGACCATGGATCTACTGACGTACGTACTTCATCAGATAGATCAAGAAATGGTATACCTTGTGAACGTTCGTTACGAACTTGACGCGTAACCTCTTCTACAGCAGGTTTTCTTCCTAAAAGACTATTTAAATAATCCAAACCAAAACCTTGTCCAGTAGGTGTTTCTTTGGTTGTTGTTTTTGGTATGATAATCTGTGATGTATTAATAGGTGGCTCTTCACCTAGCTGATCAACAAACTTTATACCTTGTGGACGTTCACTACGTGCTTGACGTGTAATTTCATTTACATCACCTAACCGTTCAACTGTTGTTTGTGGTACAGGACGTGGTGCAGGACGAGAAGGTACAACAGTTTCTGTAACATTTACAGGAGGACGTCCACTTGCACGACGAAGGTTATTAACATTGATATTACTAAGGTCTGTAGTAGCACTTGTATTACGTACAGGAGTAGGTGCTGCTCCCCTACCAGCAAAGAAACGACGTCCGCCTAAGATACCTGCCGTTGCAACACCTGCCGCAAGTGCTGCTTTACCCAACGCATCAACTAAATTGTTTTCTTGCTCTGGTTGTTGACGTAACTTATCTTGTTCCGCTTGGTATGCAGCGAACATAAGTGCAGAATCCATGGAACACCTAAAAGTTTATCGTTTTATTTGTTGTATACCAATATTATATTGTTTAAAACTTAAAATATGGGCGCTATAGTTAAAGAACAATCTATATGCACCAGGATGGACGACGAAACCCGTCTAAAACGAGTAGAAGCACTCGAAACTATAAAAAATAAAGCTTTGGAGAAAGTGCAAAGGGGTGAAGACTCCCTCGAAGTACGTGATTTTGTTACTTCCGCCAAAAAAGAACTGGCTTATGAGCTACCAGATGAAGATGCATTCCGTAAAGCAATGAATGCAACTCTCGCATATAAGGCAAAGAAGGGATAATAATAAAATTCTGTAATTTAAAGCAAAGCCGGGAATAAAACCCCGGCTTTTTTGTCTAAATTCTTGGGCAAACACACGTTTCGGACGACAAAATAACACTTTTACTATATATAAGGCGCTCTTATACCCTCAAATAGGTATTAGATTTACCTGACCATTCTCCCACCCCCCCACCGAGTAGGTTTCTGTAAAGAAAAAAAAAGGGTACGGGTATTACAAGGACTTTAGTCAATGGAAGTACGAGTTAAGTAACGAAGGAAGTTCGCTTCGCTCACAAGAGAAGAAGCAACGCTCACTTCGTTCGCTTAAAACTTACTTCGCTTACGTGTTATTGACACGATAAGCTTACCGTTTCTATCAACTACCATCCCTCGTGTAGGGCGCGAATCCGGTAAATGCCCGCCACCACTGGGTTCTCGGTATTCGGACTGTTATGTCGAAGGGTGGGGTTGAGCCTCCAGTGGAGATAGGCACCGCACAACCAGGAGTAATCCGGTGAACAAGAACCAACAGCTAGCCAAACAAGCTGTAGATAAAGCTAAGAGCATGGGCTGGGAAGTCCGTGTTTGCTACGACCAAAGTGACGTGATTGATTATGCGACAGTAGTTGCCTGGGCACCAGGATCTACTAGAGCTCGCTATATCACTTTCATCGACGAGATGGAGGGATCAAAAGGATGGCGATCAGTACACAAACTTGATAGTCTTCTGGAGTTTCATACTGCTCTCTGAGTACCAGGCGTGATGCCGGGGGGTCGAACCCCCCCACTCAGTATTGCCTAGTCCGCAGGAGATGGGCGCCTGCACCGCACCAACATCATGGGCATTCGCTCAGGCTTAGTAGCAGCTATCCGCAATGGTGTAGCCGTTGCACGGATGGAGTTCGACGCTGGCTTAGCTCAGCACAATGCGGAGTATGAACTCCGTCAGCTTAAGGCTAGACGACAACAACTTGATGCACGTATCACAGGAGATTACATTCCTGCTTCAAGGTCACGTGTGACTAACAGCTGATCCGTATAAGCGGGTCCGGTGGTGCAAACCCACCGGCAGTTATTGCCTAGGCCGCAGGAGATGGGCACCTGCACAACATCAACTCAATGACAACAACAACCGTTTGGTATTATCAGTGCGGCCATGGCTATTGGGCTTACTCTAAGAAACTTCTAGAGCTACACCTAAAAGCATCGTATAAAGAGTTTATTAGATGGGGTTGGACGCATGAGGCTATTGGGCCGATGCGTCAAATTAATATTACTTTGCTTGATGATGAAGATGATAATTATATAGGTTAGTTAAACTGATCTGTTAAAGCAGGTGACCAGGTGCAACTCCTGGTCTCAGTCATTGCCTCCAGCGGAGATCGGCACCGCACAGCACTAACTCAATGACAATCACTTACGAGCAACTGTTTAAGTTCATGGGTACATTTACCAATGAAGAACTAGATGATGCGCAAGTAATTGCTAGCTATCATGCTGAAGACTCTAGCAAGAGTTACAACCAAATACTGGTTGAGCTGTTAGTAGAGATGCGTCAAGCACAATGTGCAGCCTGACTTCTGTACTGGAGGCTTCGGCCTCCTCTACAGGACTCAACATCCTGTATTCCATTACCTAACCCTAGTCATGTTCAAGAATGTAGCCACAGTTTATGTCGGCGTTATTATCATGATGTGCATCACAGCACAAGTCTCGACACACTACTTAGATAAAGCTACAGCACATCAGTGCCGTACACATGAGTGGCCTGTGGCTGCGCATAAAGTCCACATGGACTGGTGTGCAGCTAACAGCTACGCAACTAAGTAACTTCCTTCATTCAACCTTAACCTCATGAAATCTGACTCATTGCTAACTCCCGTACTTGCCGTTGTGATGGGCACCGGCCTTGGCATGCTGCTTTCAGTAGCTGGCCAGAAGGTGCTCAATGCACATACCCTAGAGAACTGTTGGCGTACACCTAATCGCCAACTTGTCTACATCCATCTGTTCCAAGGGGACGCATGGTATTGCGTAGACAAACGATATCTCAAGTGATCTTTGCAAGTAAGCCTAAGTAACACCAGGCTTTCCTGCAGGGTTCACACCCTGCTACACCATTGCTATTACACAATGAAGAACAGTTACAAGATGAGGAACGGTAGGTACGTAACATTAGATTCGTACCGCCGATCACATGAGAGAAGGGGGAACATACTCTGTGTTCTCCTCGCACTCCTCATCGCTGCCGCCACTGGCGCAGCAGTTGTGGGAGTAAATGTCACAGCTCCAACAGCTGGACCTACTACATCTGCACATACGACAGGACCTTGAAGCTTGGCATCCACTCGTGGTGTAAGTCCAAGAGTCACCTACCTATATATAAGTTTTACTTATGTCCCGTAGGTGTCTAAACCTTGTCCTTTCCATGTCCGTACTTGTCCTGACAATGTACCGACACTGTCTACCTTACCCTTCACCCCTAGCTACATCATGACTATTCAAGAAGCTTTCCATGCATGGCTAAACACATGCCCTGCAACAGACTATGAACTACTGTCGGTAGGCGATCATTGCATCACTTATACCTTTAGGTTTCCTGCCAAGGAATCAGAGTATGCAGCAGAGTATACCGCAGATCAAATCGACTTCCTCTCTGACATTGCTGATGAGCAAGAGAAGATTATGAGGGAGGAGATGTCCGCACCTACCATGGAGTGTCCCATTGGAACACACTCCTAGTACATCAGTACTCACAGAGGATGACCTTATCCTCATCATCATCACACTCACTTCCATCCTTATTACAGAACTACTATCATGCTTCATCCCATCACTAAAGAGATCGCTGCCTCCTTCGGGTACACACCTGTTACACCAGAAGAAGGAGCCGAGCAATACGAAGTCGAACCGGACTTCCAAGACGCACCTAAGGGAGCTATCCCCTGCACCGGCAACGTCTTCCGTAACAAACAAGGAGTCTTACGTTGCTACTGGATTCCAGCAGGCAACAACTACACCTCGCAAGAGAAGGAAGATCTCATCGGTTGGTACGACATCCCCAGCCTAGAGGACATAGAAGAATGGACATTAGGTGATGAATGCTACACACCTGTATTCGATCAGGTGGAAGCTGACCATCCCGATTCCTGGCTACGTATCCTTAACGTTATCTAATTGCCTGGACACCCATCACCATGGGGTAAGTCCCAGGTATCTAACCAAACCTTAACCTCTACCTAACATGACTACCACTACAAGACGCATCAATGAATACACTGCCCTCGCAGGTATTGTCAAAGACCTTAAGGCTATCGTAGCTAGGGAAAGCAAGCGTCCACAAGGATGTGAAGACCTCACACTCTCAATGCTTGCCCTCCTGGAGGAGGAGATCATTCCTCAACTAGAGAATGAGATCGAACATGATCTTAACTACGATCCAACACCTCAATACCTGTATAACAATACAGGGGGTGAGCCTCCAGTAACCATGGCAGAAACGCATGCTTGTGCTTGGCAACAACATCAAGAAATGCATAGCTGAATTACACGTCCTGAGTATGACGTTAAACTGCTCACACTTCATTGCAATTCAACACATGCTCACAGCATCCACAACAAGTCTCAAAGAGACTACAAGAACAATAGAAGATCGTATCGACGGTCTTATCTCCAAGCTAATCCGTAGCTTTGAGAAAGCATATCCTGGTCGCTACGGTGACATGACCTTTGAGATTAACAAAGGTAATAAGTATTACAAGATCATGGAAGTAACAAGTTCCATGGGTTGTGTTACCAGTAGATCAGTCCATGCCTTTGTCAGTAAACAAACAGGTGCTGTATACAAACCAGCAGGCTGGAAGTCTCCGGCTAAACACGTAAGGTACAACTTACTAGACGATGCATCCTATGCAAACTGTCTAGAGCGTGCCGACTGGGCAGGAGGTTATCTATACATAAGATAAAGGCACACACCATGTGTCTTGACAATGTCCTGACATCTATCCCCCCTCGACCCCCCGTTGGGGTACCAGGGGGGAACCTAATCTTCTATTAGTAATGTTAATGAATAACCTTTGTTAACATCTCTATCCATCCTTTACATACCAAGTACACTACCTCAATCCAATCTCCAACCTATCAACATGACTTCATCCAATCTCCCCAGCATTCCCAACTCAATAGCCACAGATCAACTACAAGCTATGGCCTTTGTAGCAAAGATGAAAGAAGCAGCTGACCGTGTAGGTGCTGGCTTCATTGGTGGCTTTGTTACACCAGATGGTAAGAAATTTGTTATGACAAACTTCTCAGATCAAACAGACATCGACATGCTCCTACCCGAAGGTTTGAAATGACTAAGCGTTCACTCATCAGCTTTGATCGCACCATCCATGGTGTAAACATAACTGAACATGGAGTTAAATCATTTACCAAGTCAATCAAACTTGGTCCGCTTCAACTAACTCTCAATGCCAATCCCAATGGTGTCAAAGGATCCTTCAGTATCCCTGGCACAGGACTAAGCATTCCAAACATTAAATTAATGTAAAGATCTGGGCATTACCGACGCCAACTCGGTGTGTAAGTCCCAAATAAACAACCACTTCATCTCACCTCAATCCGTATGACACCTTCTGAATTCCACCAGCTTACCGATCTAATGCAACAGCATGGCGGTAAGTTTGTACAAAGTCTTGCTACTGCACTACGCTACGCTGATCCACTCAACAGGCAAAAGATTCTAGATTCTTTTCCAGATCTTGTGCTTAAGTATGGACCTACGTCTATGTTCAATGCACCCATTCGTCAACCTATGGAGGTACTTTAATGCCATCTATCTGGGCCATAAGACATGTTGATGTCTATCCCACAGGCGTCAACGAATACCAAGTCTATGCGGAAGCATGGATAGAAGATCGTATTCAAGTTAGTCCTGCCACATGGGAAGAACCAGCAGAGCATAGGCCTGGCTTATGTTCTGCCTCCACCTATGTAGAAGACAAACCACCTAGTGATCCATCAGATCTAGATGAATATATCCACGAATTAAATCGTGGCAATTCTCTTGATTGGATCGACGTTGATTCCACTGACATCTAACTATCTATCTCCCTGGTACAATCAAACACCAAAGGAAAATCTACTAACCTCTTTTCTTATCTTTTTTAATCATGACTAACCAACAAGACTACACGCAGCACCCAATCACCCCACCGCCTGAGCTGGTGCGCGAGTGGATGCACGAGGCAAATAACAATGAGGCAATACTCCCTCAAGTTGCCAAATTTGCCTCTCAATGGGGTGCCGACCAAGAGCTTAAGACGTGTTGCAGTTACTTTGAGGACCATCTTCGTGAAGGTCTTGCGATAGAACTTCGCATCGCTCGCCGCCCCAAACCACCGAGCTTAAAAAAGCAAGCACTGGCGGTACTTGACGACTGCTCTGACCGTCTCGACGGTGCCCACGAAAACATCATCCGCTCTGCTCTTGAGGAACTACCCAATGATTAAAGGATTTAGTATCGAATTCAAACCTTGGTATATCACAATACGTGGCCCCAGGGGTAGAGTCTATCTAGCTACAGGCTTTAGTAAACATGTACCAGTCTTTACATCAAGGCATACGTACTTGAAATCCGAGTATTCTACGTTTATTAAGAATACAACTGACTATATGTCAGAGCACTACGATGAGCTAGAGGAAGAGAGACAATACGGTATCTACAATTAAACTTACCGTCCTGAGTATGACGTTAAACTGCTCACATCTAACTCCTAATCAACTCAACTCATGGAATTCCAACTCCCATCAAACCTTCAGCAACACCTCGTCAAGTACGACCCGCAACTCAAGAAGCTTATCCCACCTAGTAAACCCAAGGTATCACGCAACACACTTGGGTTGCCTGATGACATCATCCCTGCTCACATCATCAAGAGAGAAGTTCTATCAAAGGTAGTTACTCACATCAACGCTGAGTCAGTGGAAGAAAGATACCACATATTCAAGAAGGATAATACTGAGACGAGGGCTGTGATCTACCACGTAGAGAACCTATGGGTAGCAGCTTGGCTGCCTAACCCTGGAGAAGATTACGTTTACGGAATATCATTTGCTTGTAAAGCTAGTGCTTTTAACAAGATCAATATACCATTCGGATATAAAG